AGGTGTCTTGATAGCGGAGAGGGCAGGAACGGACTTGCCGTTGCCCTTCAGCTTGCTCTGGCCTTCCTCATAAGCTGCCTGAATGGCTGCCTTGATCTTTGCTACTGTAGCGGTATCGGACTTCGGAATGATGAGTGATACGCTGTACTTCGGAGCGCCGCCGTTGATGCTCTTCGGATCCCAGACATTTGCATAGCTCCATCTGGTGTTTACGCCTGTGATTACCTTTGTCGGAATAGTTACTTTGTTTGCCATGATTTTTTCCTCCTTATTCTTCGCTAAAATCATCTTTGGCTGTGTTCAGTGCCGGTCTTTTGTCTGACTCTGGCACAAGTGTCGGTTTGCCCTGCGGCTTTGTGATGAAGCCGGACAGGAGTTCGTTGAACTTCTTCTTACCGAGAAGAGAAGTCATTGCTGTGATTCCCAGAAGCTTCTTTTCATAAGGATCGAAGCCTGCTGCTTCCACCGTGGATGCAACTGCATTCTCATCGGAGTATTTGCGGTTCGACTTGCCTTCTACGACTTTGAAGCCGGGATACTCTACGCCGCTGAGTGCCTGCTGGAGGGCGTATTCTTTGATGTCGTTTGCCCAGGCGACCAGATCATCGATCCGGGGAAGGATGGCAGCGATTTCTGCCTCATCCAGGTTGGGCGGCATCTCGAAGTCATACTGTGCGAGCTCCAGGTTGTGTTCGGCACGCTTACGGCAGGTGGCCTTTGCTTTGCAGAACTGGCAGTGGTCTCCGGCATGGAATTCGCCCTCGCCGTTATAGGCCAGAGCTGCGGTGGGCTTTAAGACTTCCTCAGCCCATTTCATCAGATCGTCTCTGCTGATCTCATAGGTGCTGATGTTGTCCCGACGGGGCTGGAAGATCGTCATGCGGATGGTCTGGATGCTGTAGAGATATTCGTAAGTATCCAGAGCACCTAAGGCGTAACACATCATCTGCGGATTCTCTTCGGCATCCACCAGAACACCGAGACCGTATTTGAAATCGATGATATGCAGCACATCGTCCGCGATGATCACGCAGTCTCCGGTTCCGAAGCCTTCCGGTACCCACTTGGAGAAGTCCAGCTTTTCCTCAATCAGGATCAGCGGGTCGGAGCAGTGTGTCTTTGCTTCTTCAATCTGCTCTGCGACGTAGGCTGCATACTGATCGGTACAGTCGTCCATCTCCGTATCGAACCAGGTCAGGTTCTCAGTCGGATCTTCAGGATTCCTTCCCAGAAGCTTCTCCACCTTGTATTCGCAGAGGGCATGTGCATCGGTTCCCTGCTGGGCATATGGACTGCCGCTGTCATTGATGCCGGCACACAACTTTGCGCTGGGCGGGCAAGCGAGCCATCTGTGGCTTGCGGAGGCGGAAAGATATGCGTGCTTAGGCATCGGTTAATCCTTCCACCTCTTTGACAAGTGCCGCGTAGTCCTTCGGATCCACATTGGTAAGGCTGCCTCCGTTGCCATACTTCTGAACGATCGCTTTGACATCTGCCTTGAAGCGGCCTTCTGCTTCGTTTGCTTTCTTTGCGAGGATCCCTCTGACTTCTTCCTTGGAATACTGCTTTTCGGCAGGTGCTTCCGCAGGAGCGGGATCCTGTTTCTTTGTCTTCTTCTCAGGCTTTGCCGGAGCTGCTTCTTCGGTTCCGGAATAGAATTCCTTCAAAGCTCTGCCGGTCTCTGCCAGGGTTTCTCCGCAGCTGATCAGGTTGTCGATCATGGCGGAGAGTTCACTCATTTTGCTCATCGCATTTACCTCCGTTTTCGTTATTCTGTTTTCTCAGGTTGGCTGCCAGTCGTTTCGCTACAACGCTGATGGCGATCAGTGTGTCGATCAGCTCTTCGTCGATAGCCTCATCCGGCTGGCTGTTCACAGTAGATTCTTTCTGCATCTGCAGCACCTTCCTTTCCGAATGGCTTTGTTGCCTTTCTATCTTCCTAAGCGGGTTTGGAAATGGTTTTTCCGGTCGGAGGGAAATATTTTTGAAAAAGATTGCCGATGGCGTGTCGCTATAAAAAGGAAGCGATTCGTCACCGGCATTTTTTATGAAAGAAATATGTAGGCTGACCGGAAAAATCACGCTACAGGGCGCTTAGGAAGTTAGGAGGACTCTAAGTCCTTACTTTTTAAGAAAAGAGGTTTGAAGTATGCAGATAACCATGTTTACAGCAGATTGCACCGGGCAGGCCGCGAACTGCAGCTATCCGAACCAGAGGGTGGTGACCACACCGGAGGAAATGCAGGAAGCGGTCCGGTTCGATCATGTCTGCGCTGAGTACAAAGGTAATTATCGAAGCATCGGAAACTTTGCCAGGTCGGATGTGGTGGTTATGGATATTGACAATGACCACACTGAGGATCCGGCAGAGTGGATCACGCCGGAGAAGCTGGATGAGATGCTGCCGGATATTTCCTATGTAATTGCCTTCAGCCGGAACCACATGAAGGTGAAGGATGGAAAGGCGGCAAGACCGAAGTTCCATGTGTATTTCCAGATCATGGAGACGGCGGATGCAGGCTGGTATGCAGCGCTTAAGAGAGGGATCAAGAAACGCTTTGACTTCTTCGATGGAAATGCGTTGGATGCTGCAAGGTTCATCTTCGGAGCGGATGCCGGTGAGGTGGTCTGGCATGAGGGGTGGATGACTATTGATGAAGAAGTCGAGCCGGACTATGAAGAGCCGAAAAACGAAAATGCCGGCAGCAGCACCGGACCGATCCTGGAAGGCAACCGGAACAATACGATGAGTCGCTTCGCCGGGAGAGTTCTGAAGAAGTACGGCGTGACGGACAGGGCAAGGGAAGCGTTTGAGCTTCATGCGAGAAGATGTGATCCGCCGCTTCCGGAGAATGAACTGAATACGATCTGGAACAGTGCGGTGAAGTTCTATAAGAATACAGTCTGCACGCAGCCGGGATACGTGGAGCCGGATGAGTATAATGCAGAGTTTGATTCACTGAAGCCGGAAGACTTCTCCGATATGGGAGAGGCGAAGGCCTTGATCAAGGAATACCACGATGAGCTTCTATATACGGATGCCACTCAGTTCTTAAGCTATGACGGCATGTGCTGGAGAGAGAATCGGCAGAAGGCTGTGGGAGCGGTTGAGGAATTCTTGGATATGCAGCTGGTGGAGTCGAGGGATCAGTTTGAAACGGCGGTTGCCCATATGCTGGCAGTGGATCCGTCATTGGATGAGATTACGGTCCGGAAGGGCGGCAGGGCTTTGGAGAAGCTGATCACGCCGCAGAATGCGGAAGCTTTTGGGGAGCTTCAGGCGGCCAGAAGCTATTACGGCTTTGTGATGAAGTATCGGAACTATAAGCACATCGCGGATACTCAGAACACAGCGAAGCCGATGGTGGCAACGGACATCAATCTCTTCGATGCTCAGGAGAATTACCTGAACACGCCTGGCGGTACCTATGACCTTGCAAACGGTGTGAACGGTATGATGCCGCACAAAGCGACGGATCTTCTGACCAAGATTACGAATTGCACTCCGGGCGAAGATGGTAAGCAGCTCTGGGAGGATGCGCTGCAGCTTTTCTTCTGCGGAGATCAGGAACTGATCGAGTATGTGCAGATGACGGTTGGTATGGCAGCGGTCGGGAAGGTTTATGTGGAAGCTCTCATCATTGCCTATGGCGAAGGACGCAATGGTAAGTCTACGTTTTGGAATACGATATCCAGAGTCCTGGGAACCTACTCCGGAGCGATGTCGGCTGATTCTCTTACAGCGAATTGCAGAAGGAACGTGAAACCTGAGATCGCGGAGCTGAAGGGGAAACGCCTCATTATTGCTGCGGAGCTGGAAGAGGGGACAAGGCTTTCGACTTCTATATTGAAGCAGCTTTGTTCTACAGACCAGATCAGAGGTGAGAAGAAATTCAAGGATCCTTTTGATTTTACTCCGTCACATACGGCGGTGCTTTACACGAACCATCTGCCGAAGGTCAGCGCATCAGATGACGGTACCTGGAGAAGACTGATCGTGATTCCGTTCCACGCAAAGATCGAAGGATCTTCTGACATTAAGAACTATGCGGATTACTTGTACAACAATGCGGGACCGGCGGTAATGAGCTGGATTATCGAAGGTGCCAGGAAGGTGATAGAGCGAGAGTTCAAGATCGATCCGCCGAAGGTGGTGGCAAACGCTATTGCGGAGTATCGGGGGATGAACGACTGGCTGACGCATTTCCTGGAGGATTGCTGTGTGACCGGTGACGGCCTGGAGCAGAAGTCCGGGGATCTCTATCAGGAGTACAGAGCATATTGTCTGCGTACCGGTGAGTATGCACGCAATAACGCTGACTTCATTGCTGAGATCGAGAAGCGAGGTTTTATGCGTAAAAAGAAAAAGTCCGGTATGTGGGTGCAGGGATTGCAGCTTAAAGACACGGACTTTGCGGATTGATGTGAACCGGTGCAGGAAGGAAACGGGGATTATATCTGTTTTTATCCTGCACTGAAGCTAAAAGGTGCAGGGTATGCAGGATGTTTACATTAATACGCGTACAGGGAAAATCTTGAAAAAATCTCCTGTAGAGAGGGTTATACAGCGTCATGCACACCCTGCACCATCATTTGATGGAGGTTAGCGATGCGTGAAAAAGTCATAGAGCAGAAGCTGGTCGCTGAGGTTAAAAAGCGCGGCGGTATCTGTCCGAAGTGGGTATCCCCAGGATTTGATGGGATGCCCGACCGGATCGTCTTGCTGCCGGGGAGGCACTTCGGACTGGTGGAGGTCAAGGCTCCGGGTGAACGTCCGAGACCGCTGCAGGTTTCACGGCACCGGCTTCTGATGAGATTAGGCTTTCGGGTTTATGTACTGGATGATCCGGAGCAGATTGGAGGGATTCTGGATGAAATACAATCCACATGATTATCAGATATATGCGATCAATTTTATAAAGGAGCATCCTATAGCGGCGATCCTGCTTGATATGGGTATGGGCAAGACCAGTATTGTGTTGGCAGCACTGAATGACCTGATGTTTGACAGTTTCGAGGTAACAAAGGTTCTGATCATAGCACCGCTACGAGTAGCAAAGCACACCTGGTCTGCGGAAATACAGAAGTGGGATCAGCTGCGTGGGCTTCGGTACTCCATAGCAGTTGGTACGGCAGCTGAGAGGGTGAAAGCGCTTCAGGCGGATGCGGATATTTACATCATCAACAGGGAGAACGTTCCCTGGCTGATTGAGAAAAGCGGGCTGCCGTTTGATTACGACATGGTTGTAATTGATGAGTTGTCATCCTTTAAGAACTGGCAGGCGAAGAGGTTCAAGGCACTGATGAAGGTAAGGCCGAAGGTGAAGCGGATCGTAGGTTTGACAGGAACACCTTCCAGCAATGGTTTGATGGACCTCTTTGCAGAGTACAAGGTTCTGGATATGGGAGAGCGTCTGGGAAGGTTCATTAGCCAGTACAGGGTCGAGTACTTTGTGCCAGATCAGACGAACGGTCCGATCGTTTACAGCTACCGGCTCCGGAAGGGTGCGGATAAGAGGATCTACGACAGGATCTCCGATATCACGATTTCCATGAATGGAACCGACCATTTGCAGATGCCGGAGCTGGTGAATTCCGAATATCCCGTGTATCTGGATGAGGATGAGCGGGCGAAGTATGAGGCGATGGCCAGTGACCTGGTGATCAATCTTCCGGGCGGTGAAGTGACAGCTGCAAATGCTGCAACTCTTTCTGGGAAACTGACACAGATGGCCAACGGTGCTGTCTATTCCGATGCCGGCGGTATCGAGTTCATTCATGATAAGAAGCTGGATGCTTTGGAGGACATCATCGAGGCGGCAAACGGCAAGAGTATTCTGGTGGCATATTGGTACAAGCACGATCTGACAAGGATCATCGACAGACTGGAAGCTCTGGGTGTGTACTATGGAAAGCTGGATTCGGATCAGAGCATCGAGGACTGGAATGCAGGAAGACTGGAGGTAGGACTGATACATCCGGCTTCTGCAGGTCACGGACTGAATCTCCAGAGCGGCGGCAATACGCTGGTGTGGTTCGGGATGATCTGGAGCCTGGAACTCTATCAGCAGACGGTAGCCCGGCTTTGGAGGCAGGGTCAGGAATCCGGGACAGTCGTGGTGCAGCATATTATTACAGTCGATTCGATTGATGAGCGAATCATGAAGGCGCTTCACGCAAAGGGCAATACGCAGGCCAGACTGATCGATGCCGTGAAAGCGGAGGTAAGTGCCTATGGCAGGAAATAAAAATCTGGCAGAGGATCCGTATGAGCGATTAGCAAATGCAATCATTCTGCAAGCGGTCGCTGATTACAGGGTGGCGCTTAAGAAGATCAAGGCACATCCGAAGGATCGAAAAGCAATAGATGAGGCCTTGGAGATCGAGAGGTTCTTCCGTTCCGGTTGGTATAGCCAGCTGACAGGCGTGGACGGAGAATACCTGATCAAGAGACTTCAGGACGAAGTGAGACAATCAGAGTCAATCCGAGGGAGAAAAAATAAATCCAATCGGAGGTAGCTTATGAACAGACATCAGCAGGAAGCCAAGAAATATTTATCACAGGCGTTCGGACTGAACCAGCGGATCGAGAGCAAGCTGGGACAGATTGAGGATCTTCATGACCTGGCCACTAAAGCAACGGTGACATATTCGGATATGCCGAAGAGCCCGAACAGGGATGGCTCCAGAATGGAAGATGCCATTATAAAAATCATCGACCTGGAGAATGAGATCAACCAGGATATGATGAGGCTTGTTGAGCTGAAGAAGGATATCATTCGCAGGATCAAAGCAGTGGAGAGTGCAGAACTTCAGACGATACTGGAACTGCGGTACCTGTCCTATATGAGATGGGAAGAGATCGCCATTGAGCTTGGGTACGGTATCGACAATGTGTTCCGCCTTCACAGGAATGCTCTGGATGAAATAACGATTCCGGAAACAATACAGTAAAATCAAGTTCGGTACAGTAAGCCTATGTGATAATGTTAAACTGGCAAAAGCGAAAGATGAGAGAGCCGTTGCGGAGCAAAATACCGTAGCGGCTTTTTCTATGGGAAAGAAGGTGGAATGATGCCAAGGAAACCGAAGCATCCATGCTCTTATCCCGGATGCCCGAAGCTGACAGACAAAAGGTTCTGTGAAGAGCATGAGAAGCTGAGTAATAGCAACTATGAGAAGTACGGCAGAGATAAGTCTACGAAGAAGAGATATGGACGTGCATGGAAGAGGATCCGTGACAAGTATGCTGCGGAGCATCCGTTCTGTGAGTTGTGTTTTGAACGTGGAATTATCGTGCCGACTGAAGAGATCCACCACAAGTTGCCTTTGAGTGAAGGTGGTACGCACGATCGTAGTAACCTGATCGCGCTGTGCAAGTCGTGTCACTCAACCATACACGCGAAGAGAGGGGACTACTGGGGAAACCATCGCGGGTAGGGGCGGGTGA